AATTTAGACTCTAAACGCATTGATGATATAGATAAGCAACAAAGTTTATTTGTATTAGAGTCTGGTGGATTTTTAGCACTTGAACAAGATTTGGATTCGGATTTGGGTATAGATTTTTTAACATTAGAGGCGTAAATGACAACAAATAAAAAAATATCAGAACTTAATTCAGCAACAACTCCACTAGATGGAACCGAGTTAGTTCCACTTGTACAATCTGGAGAAACAAAATCTGTTACGGCACAAGAAATAGCAAACTTGGGTGGTGGCGGTGGATCTCCGGCACTTGAGTCTAAAGAATCTTCAACCCTACATGTTTCTAAAGATGGTAGTGATGCAACAACAACAGGTTCAATCGAAAAACCATTTCTAACAATTCAGGCTGCACACGATCATGCAGTAGCAAACTTTTCACCAAATGATCATGTAGTAATTAAAGTTTCTTCTGGTAGGTATACTGAAAATCTACTAATAACTAGAGCAAGAACACACATTGTTTCTGAAAGAACTGTTCCTGAAACAGTAACTATTGCTGGTCATGTTGTAGTAAATCCATCTGCAACTGTTGGTGGTGTTTATAATAGCGAAATTAGTATTCACGGAGCACTTATTCAACCATCTAGCAATGAGCCATGTGTAAAAGTTACTGGTACAAATGCACTTACTTTTGATTTAAAAGATTGTAATTTATATGGTGACAACGGCAATAAAGGTATAGTTTGTGATAATAGTGCTGCTGGTGGAAATAGAATAAACATTAAAGATGTAAATGTTAATGTAAATACTGGTGTTGGAAACACTGGCATGGAAGTATCTAATTCATTCTATCTTTATGTTGAGCATGTAAATGTTTATTGCAATGGTCATGCACCACTTGTTTTATCAGATACTACCGCAACCTTTGTGAACACTCAACTATCGTGTTCACATAGCGATACTGTTTTGTTGCAATCTGGCAGTTTGGCAATTGGCACATCAACAATAACAAATTCTTTGTCTGGTGGAAATGGTATTAGTGTATCTCCTGGCGCAACCTGTGTAGTATCGCAATGCTTTTTTAATGTTGCTGCCGGTGCTGGATATGCCGTTGAGGGTTCTCTTGGATCTGTAGTAATACATGCGTTAAATGCATTTCTACCTGCAACAAATACAAAATTGAATCCAGCAATTGGTGCAGGTAGTATTGCAATGGCAACAAGTTTTACTTAATTTTAACAACTTTTTGAAATGTCAATTAAAACATTTAAAGATTTTCTAAAATCTAAAACATTAACATTCATCGATATAGATGAAACTTTATTTAAAACTTTTGCCAAAGTTAGCGTTGTTAAAAATGGAAAGGTTGTAAGAAAACTTGATAATGTTGAATTCAACACCTATGTTTTGCAGCCCGGCGAAAGTTTTGATTTTGGTGAATTTGGAAATTCAAAACTGTTTAAATCTACAAGTATTCCTATCCAAAAAACAATAAAAGTATTAAGAACAATTTACAAACATTCTATAAAAACCGATGGAGATGTTTATTTATTAACAGCAAGAGCAGATTTCGATGACAAAGAGGGTTTTATTTCTACATTAAGATCTTATGGAATTCCTGCCGGAAATAAAAAAGATGGATTAATACACGTTTTACGTGCCGGTAATATGCCAGGATCTGGTAGTGCTGAGAGAAAAAAAGCAATAATAAATAATAAAATACTAGACAAAAATTATAAAAATGTTACAATCTTTGATGATGATGTCTCAAACATTGCCGCGTTTTTGAGTTTATCAAAAAAGTTTACTGATGTAACTTTCTTTGCTTTTTTAGTAAAAGATGGTAAAATATCTTTATACGATAAAAAGAACGCCAAATAAAAATTAAGGAGATTTAAATGATTAGACATAGTTTTGAAGTGATTCCAAATGACACTACCGATTTGTCCCCCGGACCAGTAAAAGCTATTATGGTTTCTGTTGCTGGCAATGTTGAACTTGTTTTAGAAAAAGACGGTGACAGTGATGCTAGAATTTTCACTCTAGCGGCTGGTGTTCCACTAACTGGATTTGCAATTCGTAGAGTTAAAGCGACTTATACAACTGCAACTGGAATTGTAGCCCTTTACTAAAAACAAAAATTGGATGTATATAAATGAAAATTAAAAAAACATCAATAGAAAGAACTGCACTTGGTTTTCCGGCAGAATGGACTTGCAAAACAACAAAAAATGAAAAGTTAAAAATATCATATAGATTTGGTAAAATGAAATTTATGAAAAACGATGAAGTTGTTGAGACTGTTGACGGCCCCGAAGGTGATCTTGATATTGGTGGTTCTTGCGAAGATTCGGATTTAATTCGCGTTCTACTAAGAGAAGAATTACTATCGGAGAAATAAAAAGTGACTTTAAAATTACATAATCAAACAACCTTTACACAAAACATAGAAAAATTAGTTTACGAAAATAACATATCTTACCTTGAAGCAATTTCACACTATATGGAAGAAACAAAAATAGAACCTGAAAAGGTAAAAAAGCTTGTTTCTCCAAAAATAAGAGATAAAATATACCATGAAGCATTAAAGCTTAACATGTTTAAAGGTAAAAAAAGTAATTCACTACCTTTTCTTGATGATGAATAATGAATGGTTATGATGTTTATAGAATGTATCTTGGTTTAAAGATGCATTTCAAATCTGCAAATTACGATTACATAAAATATCATGGCGCAGTAAGATCTTCAAAAGAATCTTTTGATAAGCGCAATGATAGATACTATTTTCAAAAACTTTCAAATAAATTTTCTCAAGATGATTTGAAATTGTATTTTATTTCAAATTTTTTATTTAAAGATGATATTTGGATTGGTAATTTATTTGATGAAGAGTGTCAAAGTAGATTTTATGAAACTAAAGGTAGACACGAAAGAATAACTTATTTGTTTAAACAAGATGTTGAATTTTTAATGTCTAATGTTGAAAACTTTAAAGATCTTTTTAATTCGGTAGATGGTCAGCATCCACCACTATTAACACACACACTTTCACAAGAAATAAGTATAGAAACATTAATAATATTTAATGAATTTTTTGGATGTTTCGACAAATGGGATTCACAAATTGCAGATCCAGTTGTTTGGCCCGAAGTGAAAAAAAAGTGCTTGAAATACAGATCATTTCTTGATAGAATATTGCTAAAGAAAAAAACTTTTAGTAAAATTATATCTGAGACTGCAAAATCTCACAATTTATTATAAAACAATGCAAGAAATATTACAAAATTTATTATTAACTACTGAATATCAGTATTCTGTAAGAATTTTAATTTCTGCATTTTTAGGTATGTTGTTGGGATATGAACGTGCACTAAACAAAAAAACTGCATCATTTAGAACATTTTCTCTTGTTAGTTGTGCTTCTTGCATATTTACAATATGTTCTGTATTAGTATCGGAAATGAGTGAAATTTCAGATCCTGGTCGAATTTCAGCACAAATAGTTTCTGGTGTTGGATTTGTTGGCGCTGGTATAATTTATAAAGATAGAAAACATGGATCTGTAGAAGGTATTACAACCGCAGTTATGATTTGGTTTTCTTCTGCACTTGGTATGTTGTGTGGATTTGGGCAAACCGTTTTAGGAATTATTTGTGTAGTGATTTACATTTTTATATTGACTTTGGGTAAAATAATGCATATAATAACAGAAGATTTTAAAACTAAGGAGTAACTTATTATGACATCTGCATTTGAAAGAATGAAAACTTCGCGAAAGTCTTCAATTGAAGCAATCAATGAAGAACTTGAAAAGGTAACTAAAAGCACAACAAAAAGTATTGATGAAAGATTTTGGCGACCTACTAGAGATGAATCTGGTAACGGTCATGCAGTAATTAGATTTTTGCCACCTGTAGATGGTGAAACTGTACCGTTTGTAAAAATGTATAGTCATTCATTTCAGGGGCCTGGTGGTCAATGGTACATTGAAAATTGCTTATCAACTATTGGTCAAAAAGATCCAGTAAACGAGTTTAACACAAGACTTTGGAACACTGGTATTGAAGCTGATAAAGATCAAGCAAGAAAACAAAAACGTAGAACACACTATGTTGCAAATATTCTTGTTGTTAATGATCCAGCACATCCAGAAAATAACGGTCAAGTTTTCTTGTATAAGTTTGGTAAAAAAATATTTGATAAAATTACAGAACTTATGAATCCTGAAGAAGATCCAATTGATCCGCAAGATCCAGTAAACCCATTTGATTTTTGGGAAGGTGCAGATTTCAAACTAAAGATCAGACAGTATGAAGGTTATCCAAACTATGATCGTTCTGAGTTTTCTGAACCAACTGCACTATTAGATGGCGATGAGTCAAAACTAGAAGCTCTTTGGGGCAAACAATATAAACTACAAGAACTAGTTTCTCCGGCTGAATTTAAATCTTATGATGAACTGCAAAGAAAATTAGATAGAGTTCTTGGTCTTAGTTTGTCTCAAGAAACCGTTACAGAAACCAGAACTGAAACACCAAAAAGATCTACTGAATCATCTTCTGTTAGTGAAAGTTCCTTTAGTTATGACGAAGATGATGAACTAGAAGCACTAGTCAGATTAGCATCTGAATAGTCGTAGCCGTTGTTCTAGGCAAAATGAAAAGAATATTTTCCCCACCAAACTCAATGTGAGTTTGGTGGTTTTTTTATTATCCAGTTAAAATACTAAGTATTCCCATTCCGATAGATTCAGTTCCTGATGGGCCTTGAGCCATAGTATCACCGGTTTGATTTTTAAGACCACCACCCGATGAGGTATTGTTTACTGTATTATATGTATTTCCTGTAGCCTGTGCTTGTGCAACTTTCACACTTTCAGTTCCAGATTCTACTTTTTGTGCATAGTCTTTTGAAGCTGGCTCTAGCGTAGTTGCATTTGCCAAATTATAATTTGGATCTGACATTGCTAAAGCCATTCTTTGTTCTTCTATAAAACGCCTTTGTACGTTTTGTTGTGTTTCTGGTGTGCTAGATCCGAATTTGGTGCTTCTTTCTGAATATATTGCTTTAATCAAATCTTGTTCACTCATGCCCTCTTTATATACTTTATTAAATATATTTGATGCACCACCACCCCCATGTTGGACAGAAGTTGACCACATTACTTGTTGTAGGGCTTTACTTTCACCAAGCATTTCTTGTAAATTTTCATCTT